GCAAATATGTGAGTACGATAACAATGATTGTTGTAGCTTTTACATCATTTTTTATAGCAAAGATTGCTTCCGATACACGACGTGCTGTTATTGAAAAAGAGTTTTTAGAACGTAAGGAAGCCATTGATATGTACGCTGCTGAAATTCGCAAGACGTGTATTCCTAAAACCTTATTGGTTGCGGGAACAATTATCATTGGTCTTAAAGGCATTTCGTTATGGAATTCGTATCGATTACAAAATTTGCCCCATTCTCTAGATGAGGAGAACGTTGATAAGCAAACCTCGTGGTTAGGTTCTATGCTAGATTCAATTGGTTTTAAGACAAAACCAGTTGTTAAAAACGCATCACCTGAGCATGTGAGGAATGCCATTGGTAAAAACTTGTTTACATTACGATACCGATGTGGAGACAGACAGGGATTGTGTAATATATTTTTTGTCCAAAAATTTGTAGCTTTAGTCCCTAAACACATATTTTATCCAGACGGAAATTTAGAAGCCGAACCTCGAAAACATTTGGATTGTGTTGTTAGACGTAATAATAAAGCTTCAAGTAATTTCAAGTTTCGGGTTTCTTACTCAACATGTGCACCTATCGCGATGAAGGATGCAGTGTTGTTATTTGTGCCTAATTGCCCGGACGTTAAGAATATTACAAAATGGTTGCCTTTTTCCCATGGTAAGGGATTAGCACATTGTCATTTCATTATGCGAGATGAAAATGGTGATTTGCAATCGGATAACGTGGCAGTACAACACGCGTATACTGGACATAAATATATGCCTTTTGATGGTGGATATTATAAGACTCCTTTGGCGCGTAAGGGAAATTGTATGGCAGTACTTTATTCTGAGAGTAAGGATTCGTCCATTTTAGGATTTCATATTGGCGGTGATGAAACAGGAAATGATGGTGTTATGCAAACTATAACTTCTACGGAGGTGTTGTATGCAAAAACATGGTTAGAAACTGTTAATGAAGTTGGCATATCAAGTTCAGCTACAGAGTTACCTGAAAAGTGCATGGGAGTTAATGTTTTAGACACTAAGACGGTACATCCGCATGCCAAAATTTTTCATAATTTACCTGAAGCATCGCCCATTGATTTGCATGGTTCGACTGCTCTTCGAGCACAGTCTAAGAGTCAGGTAGTACCTTCAATTCTTTCTAAACAGATTGAAGAGAAGTTTGGTGTTCCCAATAAATGGGGACCACCAAAATTATTACCTAATTGGGAAAAATATAACGCTACATTGGAGTATGTTATTGACCCTATAGACTTTTTTGATCCTGAAGATTTATTGCGTGCTAAAAGAGATTATTTAAAGCCTTTGAAACAAATAGCTTACAAGACGAAGGATATTAAAGCCTTGACTGATAAAGAGGCAATATTAGGTCAAGATGGAAAGCGGTTCGTTGATGCTTTACCCATGAAGACCAGTATGGGGTTTCCGATTTATGGTCCTAAATCCAAATATTTCACCGAAGTAAGAGAAGGTGAAAAGTTGATTGATAGAATCCCTGATCCCGTCATTGTTCAAGAGGTTAATAGAATGAAAAATTGTTGGATGAAAGGCGAACGAGCTTATCCTATTTGCACTGCAACGCTTAAGGATGAACCAACTCCCTTGGATAAGGAAAAAGTTAGAGTATTTCAAGCATCTAACACTGCTATGTCTTTGTGTATACGCAAGTACTTTTTGCCCATAATAAGATTTTTAGGTATACACCCACTTGAAAGTGAATCAGCTGTAGGTGTTAATTCCGTGGGAAAGCAATGGCAGGATTTGATGAAGTATGTGCGCAGTAAGTCACACAATGGTATGATGATGGCTGGTGATTATTCCAAATATGATGTAAGGATGAGTTCACAGTTGACATATATGGCATGGTCAATTATGATCGAGATAGCTGATGATTTAGATTACAGTTTGGACGATTTACAGATTATGCGTAATATGATAGCTGATATAATCCATCCTGTAATTGATTGGAATGGTACTTTGATTTCCGCATACAACTTGAATACTTCTGGTAACAATTGCACAGTTCAGATTAACGACATTGTGAATTCATTGCTTGTACGCATGGGCTTTTTTCATGTTTGTCCTGAAAAGGAGGATTTTCGAAAATATGTTGCTTTGATAACATATGGTGATGATTTTTTAGCTAGTTGTAGTCAGGAAGTAGAAGATCGCTTTCATTTCGAGAGCTACAAGAATTTTTTGGCTTCAAAGAACATGAAAATAACTTTGCCTAGCAAGACGGATGAAGTTCGGAGATTTTTGCCCGTCTCTGAATGTGATTTTTTGAAAAGGAAGGGTAATTTTATACCTGAGATTGACAGAGAATTAGGTGCATTGGATGAGGATTCTATTTTTCGTTCATTGCATGCGAATTTAAAGTCTAAGACAGAAACGCCAACTCAGGTAGCCATATCGTGTATTGAGACTGCGATGCATGAATGGTTTGCACACGGCAAGGAGGTCTATGAAGACCGACAAGAAAAGATGAAATTAGTATGTGAGCATCTATCACTTGCCGTACCCGCTGTACATATTTCTTTTGAAGAGAGAGTGCAGCGATGGAAAGACACATACGATAAATAGACATGTATGGATACCACTAGAGATGTATTAATAGTTAGGCTTCATGTTTATTTTTGTTTATTATTTGTTTATTAATACATATTTACATTTTTGTTTTTTATATATATATGCCTTTGTTTAATAGAGAGTACAGGGAGCTTGCAGACAATGTCCCTAAACTTGCACGCCCGGTGGGAGCTATATCC